TTACAGCCTATCGTTCGTGAATTCTTAGAGCTTCCCTGCTATAAAGCTGCTTTCGCTAATGAGTATTGGCCGGAAATCACACAACTGCTTAAACAAACCTACACGGCCACCGGCCGCACCAAGTTTGGAGTATTTGTGGAAGCTCTTTGGACAAGAATGTCTGGTGTAATGGACACTTCTCTGTGCAATACTCTCTTATCCTGTTATGGTGCTTATGCTACCCGATCTATGCTAGGCGTGGAAGATAAGCTCTTATTCCATAAAATAGGTTTGTTTGCCGGAGATGATGTTGCTGCCAATGTGCCCCCGGGGATTTCCACTGCTAAATTCAAGGAAACTTACACCTTCGTTATGGCCCGGTTAGGTCAGGAGATGAAGATTAAGATCACCCCTCAAGGTGAACCGTTTAGTTTCCTAGGCATGATTTGGTTAGACTACACTGGAGAGGAAGGTGTTCAGTGCTTTTATGAGCTTTCAAGATTTTTGCGCAAGCACACTACTACTGTATGTGCTAGTAATATTTCTGCTGAACAGGCGTTATGGTCCAAAGCCATATCGTATTATTCGTGCTATGCACAGCATCCTATTATCGGAACCTGGGCAAAGAAAGTAATCGACTTGTTACTTTCTGATGGTTTCGATTACATGCACTGTCGTATACGCTTGGAGGACGTCTCGTACGTTGCCAAGCCGTTCATTTCTGAAGTGAATCCCAGAAATTTCTGGAGAGCTTTCGCAACGAACCCACTATACCCAGTTGTTGACAGGACCACTATGCTAGAAGCCATGGCTGCTCATCTTGATGTTGAAGAGTCGGTCATTGAAAACCTCGAAGACGCCATCCTTGCCTGTGAGACCTGGGATGATTTGGACGCCCTGCATGATTTTATACCTGCACAAGTACAAGTCGATATCCCTGCATATTACCAAGGTGAATTGAGACAACCTGGTCTTCTGCCCACACCCTTTCCTTTACGTCCCGGCCAACTTCCTGCCGCCCAGGTTGAACCGGTTATAAGACTCCCTGCCGATTCTATCGGTGAGTAAGTATGACACCCCCAAACAAAGTCAGCCCGCCCTACAAGGGGTGCCAATGCCCTACATCATTGCCGGCTGTATGCAGACGCTTAAGGATCCTCATTGGGTTCTTTTGTGAAA